CCCCACACATTACGAACAAAGTTCGTAAAACCCAGGTACAATTTAACGTACCAAATTGCCATCACCCCTTACGGGGCGAAATGGCCGGCGCACTGTCTATGTACCTCCGAAGACGATACAAATACTTCGGAGATTACATACCGTCTCCCCTTAACAGGGAGCACCTCGACAGCCTCGTCGTCCATAAGGAGCGACAAGCCGTCCTCGTAGTCGCTACCCACGTACTGAACACGATTGCATTTTCGTTCAATACGGGATAGCGCTTTCACGAGAAGTCCGTGATGACCAACATCATCATCTAGGACCGGCAGTTCAACTACTGTTTTAAACCAGTAGCCGTCCCAACCGCGTTTTCGGTCGAATTTGGGGCACACTTCGTCAAAATATCCGACGAAGCACCCATCTCCGAAACCGTCAACTATCAAGGGCTTACGCCATTCGGCAGGTGCATAGGATCGCAACCACCGACATACGTCGAGTAACGCTCTTCTTCTCTCCGGACCCAGCCAGTCACAGCGATCAACATATCGCCATAACTGGTTATGGATCTTGAAGAGTGAGAGTAGTCCCCTATCGTATTTCTTGACGTAGAACGGAGTGATATCGTACCCTGAGTAGTAGTGTTTACCACAACTCTCTCGGAACGGACCAGTCCAATAGCTCTTCTTAGCGTTGGGTGTAAACCCACCAAGTAAGGAGGCCACAGAACCCTTCCGCCATCGTGCTGGGGACAATAATATCATCCCCATACACGGATATACGATCCACGTCCTCCCCATGGAGCCTGGCCCACGCGTAAGCAAGAGACAAGAAGATCAAAGTCTCAAGCTCAAACGTGTAACCATTTCCCATGGAAGAGTACTTCTGGTAGAATATTTTCCTACCAGAAGGAAGAACTCCGATGGGGCTTCGGCACTGCCCTAGCGCCAAAAGCCAGTCGGAACGGATCAACTTCTCGACAATAAGTCGGCTAATACAATCACTAGCCATACTAAGGTCGATGGTTGCCAACCGCCCAGAAAAGCTGCCAATCTTGGCCAGCCTCTGGTTCTTCGTTTGATCATCGAGATTAATTCCGATGGAGCGAAGACGGTTGCGAATGACTCCACCAATACCTTTCTGGACATAGATGTTCATGT